GGCTTAACTCTTGCTTGTGCAAAACCTCCTAACATAACTTCTTCTTCAAAAGCTCTGTCTGATGACTCTGTTACGTAAATCTCACTTGATTGATTTTCGTAACGTTTGTATTCCAGGCCAAATAGTGCATTTAAACCTGGCTCTAGTTCTTTAACTAGTTGATTACGTGATATAGCCATAATTTATATTCTCCTATTATATACCTGCTACGTTATTTCCTAAGATATGTTCATCGATCATAACTCTTAAGGCAAAGCCTTCTACTGTTATGTCCGAATGATCAGGATCTCTAGAAACACCTAGTATTTTAAGTTGAGCCTGCGTGTTGGCTGTCGTTGCTGATATCTTTGTTTTAGATATAAACAGCGGTGTTGTTCCAACTGCTGGTACGCTATCCGCACATTCCCCCACTTCGTTCTGATTGAACGCTGTGTCGGCAGACATAATTTCATACATCTGCATAGGATTGGACGTTATAAATGCTACAGCATCTGTTGCTGCAACACTTGCGGGCCAGTAATTAGACCACGTAGGCTTGTTTGATGTTGGGTCAGTATAGAAAGCGCCGTTCAGTGAACCGACATTATTTGCATCGGTTGCCCCTGAAACTAATATTACTCCATCTGCTGTTAATTGACACAAATCGTGATGTGAAATTAACGCTGAGGATGCAGCAATAGACCACTCGCTAAGACCGTTGTTATCATCGGTCTGACCAACGTTTTTAATGGGTCTCAAACCAAACCCGGTTGTTGACGCATTAGCCATGTTTGTCTCCTTTTAAGTAGATAATAAATTATCTACTGGTTAATGTATTCGTTGGTTTGAGAATTGTTAAAAAATTAACTATTCCTGTTACCACCGAAGGTTGTACGAGACTGCCTATCTTGATTGATTGGCATTCTCTTATCTTGATCCTTCAGTAGATCGTGTTCTAACGCTTCATTCCGTTCTTTAGCTTGTTCGCTATAATATTTAGAACGGTCTATTGCGATCTCGTTCGGTACTCTTGTCAAGACAAGGCCGCCGTGCCCGATCACCCCTTTGTATTTACCGTCGGTAATAACTGGGTAGTCAAGTTCAGGGAATTCGTCAGCTCTTACTAGTTCATAACCGGCTCTGAGTCTGCCCTGGACATTTTTCGTGTCCGTGTATCCCATAATCTCAATTCTAACCCACCTATGTCTAAAACCGTTCGGTGCGTTGGGCGTATCTAAGTACGATGGTGGAGTCCAGTGTTTCTTACGTTCAGTTTTAACTCTACTCTGGCTCGCACGGGAAGCTTTATTTGTATCAGTTTTCATATGCTTATACCTCCGTGTTCATAAGTTGTTTCGCATAGTCTTCTAGTGGCACACCTAATTTTTTAGCAATTTGCACTTGTGAAGGCGTGAGTTTCACACTCTTGCGACTCGTCTTTGTACTACGCGTAGCCGAAGCCACGTTCTGTGTAGGTTTACTAGTCGTCGTTTGTACCTTCTTACCAAATTTGTGGGGGAATTCAAGTCTTATTCTTCTATCCACTTCAGAATAATATTCATCTGATTGTGGGTCAAATCCCTCTTCTTCAGTAAGTTTTCTATGTAAATCAAAGGCAGTGTACGTCATAGCTGAATCTGTACCAAACCATCTGTTTTTAGATGCCCATTCCGAAGCTCGTGGATCGGGAGCATCAGGACTTACGGGTGGTATAGTCTGTTCCTGTTTAGATTGTGCTTCAGCTCTTTTTGCTTCCATTTCCTGCCTAGTTTTTAACTCTGCAAGTTTAGCCTGTTCATAACCTAATTGGGACATAGCCGTAGTTGCTTCTACTTCTGATTTAATGTCATTATTTTCTCTAGCAGTTTTTAATTTTGCTTGTGCTGCTGAGAGAGAAGATTTAATTCTATTTTCCATTTCAGATGCATAACCTGTATCTAACTTGGAAACTTTAGAACTTAAATCATCTTTTTCTTTCATAATACGTTGAGTATACTGAACAGCTTCATCTCGCTGTCTTTCTGCTTCACGCATTTTTTTAGTTAACTTAGCGATACGTTTTTTAACGCCTTCGCTATAGTCATCCATTTCTTTTTTTTGGTCTTCTTTCTTTTCTTCTACTACTTCTGCTTCTTGAGTTTGTACTTCAGTCTCCTGTTTGCTATCTTCAACATTAGACTGCTCATCAGATTTCGTAGATGAATCATCGGACTTATCACTGTCCTTATTATCAGTTTCTGCATTTGTTTCCTCCTGTTCTACTGATTTTACTTTTTCTTCTGGTAATTCAACCTCGGCACCAGGTCCACTAGTGTCAATGTCTACCATTTTTCCTTCTTTTTTTTCTTTTTCGTCTGGCATAGTTCTCCTCTATGTTTAAAATTCGTGGAATATATCTTCAGGGTTTTCCACGGTCGCTAGAACTTCATCATCGTTTAGAAGTCTAACTTCACCCCCATCAATTTTAATTCTGGATCCTGCGTATCTTGCAAAGATCACCCAATCTTTCTCCTTGCACCAAGGACCATCTGGGTATCTTTCTTTGTCCCTGTAGCAATCCGGACCCATTTTTAAAACTACACCACAAGTTGATGCGACTTGAGATCTATCAATGGCTTCGTCCGTCATAATAATTCCACCTTTTGTTTTTTCTGCTTGTTTAAAAGGTAGAACTAACATTCTCCAACCTGTAGGGTCGGGTAATTTAGCTGATTCTTTTTTATCGTCTGATTTTTTTACACCAACAAGGTCTTTATTTGGTGTTATTATCTTTGGGCTTGATGTCGATGACTGTTCCTTTAGTTTCATAATGCTCCTTTTTTTCTAGCAGGCTGGATATTTCCTGACTTAAATATTGATACGTTCGTATCTGTCCTAACATATAATTGTATTTTTCCATATTGTCAACAGCTCCTGACACCATTGTCGTAACAATATCTTCATGTCTATCGTTGATAATCTTCTTTAATTTACTAATTAATACTAGGTCTTCCATAATGCCTTTCTATTGTTGATATTTTTTCTTCTGCATCTGCTACTACTTGTAACAGTTTATCGATCTCTTGTAAATGCTGAGGATGCTCCCCAATTCCTACAGGAGAACTTAAGTATATTTCAATTATAGCTAATGACTCTTTTATAATCGCTTTGTATTTATGTAAAAGAGCGTCTAATAATTTCGCTCGGATCAAGTTACCAACCTTTGACGGCCAGCTTCGGTTTTCCTTTAATTAATCCACCTTTAGCGTACATACGTCTTCCTTTCATTCCCATGTCTGGTGAATACCATCCATGCTCTTGAGCTCTTCGTGCAGCACCAGCGATTCTTCCACCGCCTTTTGCTCCAACAAATCTTTTAATTTTTTTAGAAGTTTTTCCAGATAATTCTGGTTTTGAAATATTTATTTTTTTACCCCAAAAACCTTTTCCAGAAATTAAAGGTTTTTTCTCTTTTTCACCTTTAACTCTTGTATTGTATTTTTTACCTTTGTAAGTAAATTCTTTTTTGCCTGCTTTTTTAGCTGCAGAAAACGCTGAACCAAATGAACTTAGTTTAGTTCCAGTAGTCGATTCATATTTATCGCCTTCTTTTCTAACTCTTTTAGCACCAGTTTTTTTATCAATTCTTTTGTTAAAAGCTTTTGCTCTATCTGCTTCTTTTTTAGTTGTAGTAGCGTATTCTAATTTACCTTTTTTCTTGTCGTCTCTTGTAGATTTAAATTTTGATTTACCTTCCGATCTAGCTTTTGAAAACTGTTCGCCAAAAGTTGGTAACCATTTTTTTCTAACTTTACCAATTGCTGATCTTATTTTACCTGGAGCTTTTTTAGATGATTTTCCTATTGCTGGCATTATCTACCTCTTCTTCCAAGTTGTCTTATAATTCTAGCTTTTTCTTCTCTTAGATTTCTTCTTCCTGAACCTGTGTCTGCTCTTTCAGCATCAACTCTTCCAAGTTCTTCTAGTCGATTCATTCTTCTAGTGTTAACGTGGCCACCTTTTTTATACCCTTTAGGTGATACTTGTTTATTGTATAATCTGTTTGCCATAATGCTCCTTTTATATAATTATCAATAACTATTGTCTACTACTTTTTACCACCATTTCTAAATATTTGTGTACCCTTTATACCAAAAATACTTGCAACTACAAGTATCCAGAGATTTGTGAACCAACTAGGTAATGACTGGAAATACTCAAAAAAGAGTTTTACCTTAGCCATAGCTGCCGGATCGTCCGACATAACTGCCCACATTAAGACAATGATGGGCGCCGAAATAATCACGAGGACAAATTCGTCCTTGTAGTCTGCTTGACGGGCTTCTAACAGTTTTCCCTGGTAAGCTTCCTCACCTCGAGCTTGACGCTCTGCGTGTAAAAGTTGTGCATCAGACATAGCAACTTTTGCCTTTTGTCTGTTAGCATAAATTTTACCGCCAGCTTGTAATGCTATTTTAGCTAAGCTGAACCAAGCCATAACTTAGTACCAAGTAGCTATTTTATTCTTAGTAGAAAGCATACGTCTTGTACCTCTAACTTTAGTCTTATCTCCTGTTGCAAGATAATCCTTAGCAGGGGCTTCAACTACAGTAGCAGCTCTTGGGTCAACTTTCATATTTTGACTTGGAACTTTTATTTTAACGCCACCTTTTTGATAGCCGTCTTTTCCTACACCTAACTCTTTTGACATAGTTTCTCCTTAAATGAATCTGACTAAGCCACCACTTGCGTGTTTAGCTCTAGCCATTTTTTTGAAAGTTTTTGCTAGGTTATATCTTTTAGAACCTGGTGGGCATGATGCACTTCCAAATTTTTTACCAGTACAAACTCCTTTTGTACCTCTTTTCTTAATTGATTTGTTTACGTCTTGAATCCAATTCTTATCTGCTTTTCCACCTTTAGCTCTATTAATTCTTTGGTTTGGACGTCTTCCCCATGCTCCGTAAGATTCATCTCTTCTATCTTTAAAAGATTGTTTCTTACCAGATTCTTTTCCTCTTCTCATACCTAGAGATTCATCTTCTCTAGCGTCGTAACCTTGTTTTTTCTTTTTAGTAATCCAAGCTTTAGGTTTTTCTTTTTTAGTAATCCAAGCTTTAGGTTTTTCTTTTTTAGTAATCCAACTCTTTTTCTTTTTAGTAATCCAAGCTGTAGGTTTTTTCTTTTTAGTAATCCAAGCCGTTCCACCTTCAGCTTTTTTAGTTCTCTCAGCAGCCTTCTTAGCACCTGGCCAATCTTTAGCTTTACCTTTCCACAAAATAATTCTTTTGATTTTAGGTTTTTTAGAACCTACTTTTCCGCCTGAAGCGAATGGTACTCTAGCTGTTGAATCGTAACTTGGCATAATGCTCCTTTTATATACTATCTTCGAGGACCTTTCAAGATCCTTACATCCCTTTGTTTGAATCTATCATTTTCTATCTTCGCGTCAATACCCATTTGAGTTTTTTCTAAAGAAGTATCGGCTCTTAGATGAGCTAGTTCCTCGTTTTGGTCTAGTTTCTCTTGTTGTAATGACTGATTCATCATAGTTTTCATACGATCTAGGTTAATCTTCTCCTGACCTTCTTCTCGTTTTCTCTCATCATCCATTGCTCTAAGGTCTAATTCTCTTGCTCTTAATTTAGCAATTGGATCATTACCGAATTCACCCATGATTTTTCTCTCCTCTTTTAAGAATTCTTCCATCATCTCAGCTTCTAGTTTAGCTTTTCTTGCTTCAACTTTAATACTGAATTGTTGAAGAACCTGTTGTAATTGTGGGTTCTGCTGAAGTGCAGCAGGGTTTTGTTGTATCTGTTGGAATCTAACGAACTCATCTCTAAATTCTAATTCAACTTGTTCTTGAGCCATCAAGTTAATATGTTCAAAAATATTTTTTTCTAAGGCTCCTAAGATCATTGGATTGTTTCTTGCCATGTTCGTTCCCATAAATGCTAAGTGACAATCGATGTGAGCTCTATGATCTTGTTTTGGAAAAGCTTGAAAAGGTTTACCTGCTAAAGCCATCATGTTTTCTGTAACAGGATCTGTTGGTACAGGTGGCTGTGGCGGTGGTAATATTAAATTAATATCTTTAACACCAATCGCTTGATACATATGCTTATACGCTTCATATAAGTTATGCATTCCAGGATTCGATTGTGCTAATTGTAATTCTGTTTGAGCAACACTAATTCTTTGAGTTTGAGAAAAGATATTAGGATCAGCGACCGGGATAATATCAATCTTGTCATCAAAGTCTTGAACCTTAACCGTTCTTTGTGCACCGACTACATCATAAGGATATTCATTTGGTAAATAAGTTTTAAATACATGAGTTAATAATTTGAATTCTTGTTTTAATCCAACATATAATCTTTTATGAATAGCTGACATTACACGAGAACCTCTTTCTAAAAGAGCAACCGTAGTACCAACAGCTGCCTGTTGATTACCATCACCTACAGCCATATCAGCAATAGATGCAAATCTTTGTCCTGCTTGGACAACTATTCCCATTAGTTGTAATAATGTTGCCGATGGTTCTTTGAAAGGTAGAGGCATAAATGCATCTCTAATGTTTCCACCTGGAGCATCGACATCTCTAAATTCTCCTGGTTGTATGGATTGTGCTTGATCTTGTACACGAATCCCTCTTTGTTTAAACCCGGCGGGTAGATTGGATAAAGTACCCGCATCAAGTAATTGGCGTAGCGCAGTTGTCGCTGTTCGAGAGAGGCCACCAATCATATGGATCAAACCAAAACCGTAAAATCCAAGTCCTGGAAGAAATTTGAAATGGACAAAATACTGGATCTTTTGTTTGAGTTGATCATCTGCTTTGAAGTTTCTTTTAATTGATAAAACTTTTCTTGAACCTTCATCGATGGTTACAATGTAAGGTAATTTAATTCCTGTCGTATCGCCTGTGTCATCGGTATCTTCAAACCCTTCAAGGTCAAGATTGACATGGCATTCAACTAATCTAAATACATCTTCGTTTCTACCTGTTCTACGAATCCCTTCTAATTCTCTTTCCTTTTTCTCAACCGGAGTTTCTGTATCGTAACCTGGTTTAATATCGATATCTAAATAAAATCCTGAAAGCTGTTGCTTTCTTAAATCATTTTCTGACATCTTAACCGTATGCATTACGGCTTCTGCATCTTCTAAAGATGTTGCCGTGTACGGTACGATTAAATCGTCAGCCGGTACAAATTTGGACACGGCTCTGTTTAAGATTTCGTCATAATAGACTTTCTTAAAAGCAGAGCCGGCGAGAGGGAGGTAAAAGAGCATTTGATCAAAATCAGGTTCATATTCTTTCATGACATCCATCAATTGATAATTCATAAAATCTCTAACCCGAGTTGCTTGTTCCTGTTTCTGTTGGTTAATGTTTCCTAGAATCTGAGTTCTTACAGGACCATCTGCGGGTAATAATTCTTTGTACGCACCTGCTTGAAACTGGGTTACAGCTTCAGCGAGGACAGGATGCGTAGCGCCCGAAGCACCTTCAAAAGGTTGCGACGGGTTAGTGTATTTAAAACCTAAAAGATCTAGACCTTTAGTGTAAGTTTGTTCCCACTCCGATCTAGAATTTTTATATTCAATATAATCTCCATAGAGATCGCCACCGATTTTATCTAAAACATCATCGGGTAATAATTCTGCTAAGTTAGTGTAATGATCTTCCGTACCTGCTTGGTTCACGGCCCCTGGTTCAAAATTAATATCAACAGAACCGTCTTCCTGTTCAATGACTTCAGGTTCACCAGGCGCTGATTCTTTAATCGTTTCTTGTGCTTCTACGATTTCTTCTTCAGGTGGTATAGTTACGGTTTGTTCGACGTTCGGCAATGCCTTGTCGATGTTGTCTTGATCTGCCATTTACTTCCAACCTTTTTTTGCTAATTTTGGTTTGCCTTTAATGAGTCCACCGGATTTATAACCTAAAAAATTTTTTACTCGTGAAAGAGTTGGTTCTTTTGGCAAAGTTTCTACTTTAGTCTTAAATTTTCCTCCTTTACCTTCTTGGTACGCAGTTTTAATTTTATTACCTTTTACTTTTGATTTATGTCCGTGGTCTCTTAAAATTTTTAAAGCATTTTTACTTGAAAGCTGTACCTTGCCTTCTCGTTTTTCTTGTTTGATAGCCTCTTTGTGCTGTGCACCTCTTGGTGCTTTTTTAACTCCGGGACGAGATGTTCCTCGCACCCAAGGTAAATTTCCTGTTGGTCCTGCTCTTGTCATTTATTTCTCCAGTTTCACTACTTTAACCTGTTTATACGGAACATTCAACCCTTGTGGATTAGGTCCTCGTTTCGGGGGTACTGTTCTAGTTAATCGTTTGACTCTTCCACCTTGCTTATAGTCCCTTTCCCAACGTTTTGCAATATCGGGAAGATTGGCATGCATATAGCGTCTTTGCTTTTCTGATTTAAATGGCATTATCCGTAATATATCCTTGATCCCCGGACCGTGACTTCTTTAGGATCTTCAGGGTGTTTTAAGAATCCTCCTTGCCTCAATCTCATTACTGCTTGAGTCATCGAGTCAACGTAGTCATCGTTATCTCCATTCGGGAACGCTGCACATTCCTCGATAACTTCCTGTGCATATTGTTTATGCATAGGAGCCCACACTCTACCACTTTCAAAAAAAGGTGCAACTGAATTAACTCTAACATGTTTATCGTTTCCTTTTGAAGGAGTAAAATTGACTACTGGAATATCCATGTTCCTTAATTCGTGAGTCAGTGGTATCCCTGATGCCTTGGCCTCGATTAAAACCATATCAGGTCGCCAGAACAAATAGGATTCATGAGCCACACGCCGAAGTTCGGGGAACTCGAACCGGTCTTTCTCAGCGTCTAACAGGATTATATGAATCCCGCCGTCATCATCACGGAACACGCCCCAGGTTGTAATAGCTGAAAAGTCAGCAGATTCTTTTTTCAAGAAAGCTGTATCATAAGATTGAATAATATAATCCACTCTAGGAGGGTTATCATCTGGCCAATCTCTCCACCAATCTCGTTTAATAATTGCTCCTTCATCTGCTGTCGGTTGTTGCATGAATTGAGCGTTCCATTTCTTAACAGGTAAAGATGCTTTCTGAGTTTCTAATTCATCGATATTCCAATACTCAGGCCATACAGGTTTTCCATTTGGTAAGATGGCTGGGAACTCAATAACTTCCCATTGATCACCTTTAATTTCTTTTTGAGATTGTATAAGTCTACCTGTTAAATCTTTAGTAGCCCAACGGGTCATTACAATTACAATGGAACCTCCTGGTTGAAGACGCTGTCTAGGTCCTGAAGTATACCATTCATAAGCTTTGTCAAAACCATCTTGGCTTAGTGCATCTTGTTCCTTGTGTGGATCATCAATAATCAATAAGTCTGCACCACGACCTGTGATCGCTCCGCCTGTACCAGCCGCAAAGTATTCTCCGCCTCCTTCAGTTTCCCATCGTCCTGCTGCTTTGGAATCTTCTTGAAGTCTAGTTTTAAATACTTCCTGATACTCAGGAGAATCAATTAGATGTTTAGCTTTACGACCAAACCTTACAGCAAGTTCTGCTGTGTGGGTCGTTTGAATTATTTTTAATTTAGGGTTCTTCCCAATCATCCAAGCAGGTAAATAGTTGGAAGCAAATTCTGACTTGGTATGTCTAGGGGGCATATTGACAATGAGTCTCTTGATTTCGCCTGTAGCCAATTTATTAAATTTATCGGCTATGACCTTGTGATGGTACCCTTCTATAAACTCAGGCCACATATGTTTAACAAACGCCAGGAAGTCATTCTTAACAAGAGACTCCTTTTCTCGTTGTTTCAACTTTAACGCTGCTAATAAATACTCTCTTTCATTAGCCGGGTTCTCAAATTTTTTTATAATATTTTTTTTCTTTTTAGCCATAAGTGAGTTGGGATTTTAGTCCCTCTGACTGTATAAATCCTTGACTTTAGTCTTAAGTTTAGGATCCCTTTTTAATTTAAGGTATTTAAGATTATTAATCAATAGTATTTTATACTATCATTGGTACCTCTATTAAAGGACTAAAGACTCTTATCTTTAAATAATATAAGGAATACTAAAGTATGCTCTTATATTGTGTGAAATTTTGGCTGAAAAAAAACAAGCGACAAGTTTAACTTGTCGCTTGTAATTTAATTAATGATTAAACTAATTTAAATACACCGATCTTAACTTGGAATTGTCCTGTCTCTACAATTCCATATCCAAGTTTTTTATTCTTATTCCATAACTCAGATAAACTTTTTATGAATTGTGGAATAGTCATTGCAGGTTCGTTATCTGATCCCATTCCTTGATCTACAAAAAATGCACCCGATCCATCAGCATCATCTGAATAGATTTTATAATTATAAGTAAAATCATTTTTTATTTTACCTAAATCAAATCTATTCCAACCTTTAGGAATACTATTTCCTAAATCGGGCATATTTCTTATAGGCTCAATGTCATTATGTTTTAGTTTATCCATATCAACTGAATTAAAAACTAAAGGCATAATTTTATTTTCTTTAGCATTAAGCCCTGCTTTTTTATTTAGATCTTTTATTGTGTCTAGATCCATCATACTTGACCTGCCTTCCATTTAATAATTAAACCTAAAGCCTTAAAAACATTTAAATCATTTTTAGTAAATGTTTTTGCATTTTTTAATTTAATCATTGCATTTGCAATATGGCAACTTGGATATATTAAATCTTTGCCATAAACATTTTTTACTTCAAGTACAATTTCTTGATTTCGTAAATAGTCTTTACTGTAATGAAGTATTTTATTTGCTGTTTCTTTTTTCATTTTCTTTTTCCTTTCTTTGATACACTTGTATCAATTTTTGTGTTGTGTCTAATTGTTTATCACTTAAACAATTTAAGACATATTTTATTATTTCAAATTGATTATCAAAATCTAATACATCACGATAAGCAACATCAATTTGATTTATTTGTTTTAGTCTTTCTTTTTCTATCATTTTATTTTTCCTTTCTACCTGGATTTATAGCATTACTAGCCCTTATAGGTCAAGTATCTTAATAAGGGTTTGAAAAAATTTGATAGGGGCAGCTATAGAGCTCTTTTTTATTTTTCTTTATTTTTTTTCTTTTTTTATTTTTTTTCTTTATGTTTAGACTACAGGCACAGGCTCCGATTTTTAGACACAGGCAATTTTTTTGGAGAACGCACAAAAAAAACAGGCGCAGGTTTTAACCTGCGCCTGTGTTTAAAATTTTCCGACCAAATGCCTTATTTAATTATAAAGATTGACACTCCTCTAATGATTTAGGTTTAAAGAATTTATCTCTTTCTATTCCTAAACCTAATTGACCTTTAAACTCTAACAACTCATCAAGGTTAACATAACCTAACTCTTTTTCCTGCAGGCAACATAAACCGAATGCATTATTATTTTCAGGATTTAATTCCGACAGATACCATGTGCCGATACCTGTTGGATTAAAAAGTTTTAATTCAGCTTTAAAACTTTTTGTGCCGTCCTGTGCTTTATGATTTGCAATTAATTTTTCTTTAATTGCCTTTGTTAGTATCATCATTTGTTTTTTCCTTTCTTTTTTTTAATCTGTCTGAAATTTCTTTTAAGAATTTTTCAGACTTTCTAACATAAGCCTTTGATAAATCTTTATGATTACATATAAAAT